GGACTTGCACCAACATTGATTGTGATTGTTGTTGGAGTGACTGCATCAATCATGATCTCTGCACCCGCCGCCGGATCTGTTGTTCTTGGATAAGCAATTTGTGACACGTTGCCATCTGAATCACAAGTGAATGTTAAACTTGCAGTGGTTAATCTGATAGATTCACCTGGTTGACAGTTGTGTGCGCCGACTGTTAATACTGTAACACCTGTTGCTGGATCGTATGTAGCATCAGTTGGTGTGTATGTTGCTGTGCCTGTTGTTGGATTTGCAATCCATACGCTGTAATCGTTTGGTCCCCAACCTGGATCCAATGACACAAACGCACCTGCTGTTGGACGTTTTGTACCATAACTGTTTGCTGATCCCAATGATCCTGATAGTCCTTGAACTGTACAGTTTCTTAAGCCTGTAGCATTTCTCATATAGAACATATCTTTTGTTGTGCTACCTTGTACAGCATTCACATACCATTTAGCACCTTTTAATGAGTGGTAATTGCCTGTGTATTGTAAGTCAAGTATAATTGAATCCACGTAATCTTTAATGTCATCTTCACAAGAAGTCTGGTCAAATGAGTATCCTGGATTTGCTCTCTTAACAAATTCAGCCACTTCTCTACCAATAAACTCTTTGTTTGCTAATAATCTTAAACGTGCATCTGTGTATCCAACTGCTGTGTTGGCAATGTTTGAACCTGTTAATGTTGGTTCAGTGCCCACAGCATTGATTTTGAAATCAATGTACTTTTCAATTTGGTCAGCAATATTTGCCGCCGCCGTACCAGCCGCCGCCGAACCTGCTGGACCATCTGTATTTTGTGTTAGTGTGTTTCCTGAAGTCACAGTCAACACTTGGAAAGTTACATCTGCACCTAGTGTTGTGTTACCACCTGGACCAGTAATGGTTGTGCCTGATGGAATAGTTACTGAATCGCCAATTACATAATCTTCACCTGGAGCATTAACAGATAGAGCAGTTAAGAAACCAAATGCATTTGCCGAGATATCAAATGTTGCGTTTGTACCTGCACCTGTTGTTGTTGAAGCAACGCCAGTGCCTGTTCCCTCATTAACTCCTAAGAATCCTAATGATGCACCAGTTGGAACTGAAAGAATACCGCCTGATGGTGTTTTTGTAATAACATTATTTTGAATAATATCAGAAATGATTGCTTCCATACGCTGTACACCTTGTATAGAATAAGGAACATCACCTGCGGCAATTAAACTGCCTGCTGGTCTGATATTTGTTGATCTTAATTCGTCACCTACTACTGCTGAGTTTTCTGGAACACTCATTGGAAGTATTTCGTAATACGTTCCAGTTTTTACATTTAAAGTTTTTGTAGGTTTTAATTCTGCTGGAACATTGTTAGTGTTACCTGCTGTTATAGCCGCTGATGATATTGACATCAATGTGCCAATGTCAGCACTCACTGATGTTTCAGCAATGTAGTTAACATTTGAATATTGATTAATTGTGCCTTGTTCTGCACTGTAACTTAAAGAGTTTCCAATCACTTGCTGAGCAATGTATGCCGCTCTGTCGATTGCCGCCGCTGTTTCGGCAGTTTGACCTGTGATGTATGAAGCACCTGCTGGAGTAAAGTAACTCAATGCCGCAAATCTTGATTGAGCATTTCCGCCGTGTCTTAAATCGTTTGTTACAGCATCAATTAAAATTCCAACATCTCTTTTACATTTTGTAGCATTGTACGTGAATGCGTTTGTAAAAGGTGGTATGTTGTTTGTGATTTGTCTGTCAATCCACGCAATAGTTTCTGCTTGAATAAATGCTTTATTTCTTGTAAGCATATAAACACCTTGAGGATTTCTTGGTCCTTGATCCATTTGATGTAGTGCATATCTTACTGATTTCCAAGGTCTGTCTAGTGTAACACCAGCATTAGGAGCCGGATTGTCAACACCATTTGGACCTACATAATAAACTTGATCAACTTGTCCTACATAACCCCATTCAGGTAATGTGCCTGCTGAGTTAACCACAAGAGCCTGTCCTGCCGCTCCAATTGGTAATCTTGCTGGACCCGAAGCACCGTAAATTAATATGTCACCTTCTGAAGATAGTACATCATTTTCTGGACCGCCTGATAACAACTGCCAAACAGATGTGTCAACACCAGCCCCTGGTGCATAATCTGGTTGGTTAATAGTTGATGGTCCAACATTGTTTGATGTGTGTGAAGTGATACAAATGTATGAAGTGTCTGTGTTTACAGAACCTCTTACAATATCACCTTTGTCATAATAAGTTGCGTTTGCCCAAGTGCCTTTCCAGTATAAACCTTCGTTTAGTTTATCCCAGTAAAGAACATTTGGTGGTCTGTTACCTGTTGTATCTGCGATTGCGATATAAGTTATACCGCCAACTCTGACAACATCACCTGTTTTATAAGCAGTTACGTTGCTGTAATCACCTTTTAAACTGAAACCTGTTACGAATAAATCCCAATCAGAAGTTGCTGTTGATGGTACAGCGTTTAAATTGTTTGTAAGTGCAACATATTGGTAACCTCCGTAAGTAACAATGTCACCTGGTTGATACTGTGTTACAGCGTCCCATGAATCTTCAAACTCTAAACCTGGAATAAAAATATTCCAATCTGCTTCATCAGCCGCAAGCGAACCTGTTGCTGTGTGTTGATTTATACAAATCCATAAGTTAGCACCGTACTTAACAACATCATTCACTTTGTATCTTGTTGCTGTTACCCATGCACCTAAATATTCAATACCTTTGTGTAGGTATTGCCATTTTGCTTGATCTAATTCTAAACCATCTGCCGCATCTGCCGCCGATGTGTGACCAGTGACACAAACATAAAGTTGTCCACCATATCTTACTGTGTCATTTGGTTTGTATCTTGTTGCTGTTGCCCAAGTGTTTAACCAATTAAATCCTTTTGAAAAAACTTCCCATTTTGCTAAATCTAATTCTAAACCGTCAGCAAGAGTTGCCGCTGATGTGTGTTCTGTTACACAAAGATAAACAGTTGCACCATATCTTACTAAATCATTAATTTTGTATCTTGTGCTGATTGCCCAGTCTGATTTGTAATCAAAACCTTCGATGAATAAATCCCATTTTGCTAGATCGCCTTCTAGTCCAATGTTTACATCAGCGTTAGAAGTGTGTCCAGTGTTACAGATATAAATGTAACCACCATATTTTACAACGTCATTAGGTTTATAAGTTGTGTTTACTCCCCAAGAACCTTTCCATTCTTGACCATCTGACATCAACGCCCAGTTAGCCGCTGTCAAGTCATCTTGGAATTCTGCCGCCGCAGTATGGTTTACCACACAAATGTATGTTCTACCACCGTATCTTACGACATCATCTACTGAATAAACGGCACCTGTGTACCAAGCACCTTTCCAAACAAAACGTATTCTACCTAATTTAAACTCAGCCATGGGTTAATATATCCTCTTATTGTAGTTATTTATCATTATTCACCATATCCGTTAGAACTATCAATAGCACTTACCGGATCTCCCTCATTCAATTCTGTACTTGCTGTACCACCAGTGAAAAAGTTCAATGCTAACAATGAGCCTGAAATTCCACCATTTAAATTAGCAATTCTATCTATAACAATTTGTCCTGTTTCTGGAAATGCTTCATTGAATATTTCTCTATTTCTTACTTTAATTTGTCCTGCTCTAAATCCAGAAACGTTCAAATTAGCACCACCGCCTGAAACTCTTGAACCTATGTATGTTACAATCGCTTTCTGTGTTGGTACAATGTTATCGGAGTTAGCCGCCATTGTAGGATCTGTTGAAAATTCTCTAATTACAACTTCTGTTCCACCCAGTACAACTCCACCTAATGCTAATTCTGATAATCCTTGTAGATTGAATAAATCTGCGTTAAGTGTTACAATACCAGTTGCCTGTTCAACTTCAAATAATTCTCCAACACGGAAGTTACCATCTTGGTCAGTTGATGTATAGAAAACTCTACCACCGCCATTGTTTGCTGTTTCTCTAAATGGTTGTGCTTCAAAGCCTGGTGTAAATCCTGCATTAGTGTAAAGTTCTGGATAATTTGTTGTGCCTAATCCACCAGTACCGATATCTAAGAAATCATGTCCAGTCAATCTAACTTGAGAATATTGCTGTCTGATAGTGATTACTGTTTCGTGATCTGGTGATTCGTTTGCTTTTAAACTTGGCGAAATTCTAAATTGTGCTGTGAGATTCGGAGCCACACCAGATACATTAGTGATCTGTGTTACTCTATAAATTTGATCGTCAATACCAGTGATGTACAACAAGTCACCTGGTCCAGGTTCTCTTGTTAATTCTTTAATTTGTACAACTTTACCTATTTGATATTCATCAGCAAGTCCATCACCTACAATAGTAGCACTAACATTTATAAATCCTGTTCCTCTGTTTGAGAATGTAGGTTGTGATAATACACCGTTTGCTATTCTGGCTTGTACTGCCACATCAAGTGTGTTAACATTATCTGTGATTGTTACTGTTGGTGCAGTTGTGTAACCTGATCCTGTATCAATCAATTGAATTTTTGAAACTTTTCCTGCGTTAGTGATAACTCTTCCTAAAGGTGGTGCACCTTTTTTAATCACAGTTGCGTTTGTCATTAAGCCTTGTGGCAGTGGAATAAAGTAACCACCGTTGCTTCTTCCACCAACGATTGTTGTGTATGATCCAGACAAAGTTGTTAATTCTTTCCAAGACACAGCATCATATGAATAAGCAACTTCACCATTTGTTGTGATTGCTAGATATGTACCTTGTGAGTAAGTTACTGAATAAGGTCCTGTGTGTGGAGGTGTGTCTGATTCTGTCCATACTGTGATAGCACTTGTTGAACTTTGTGCCGCATTAGCATTTGAAACAAAAAATTTGTTAACTGAAGTTGAATCATCAAATGGTGAATCTTGAACTGAAGCAATAAATTTACCACCAGCGAAAGTTAATTCTTGTAATAGATATTTGTTTCCACCAATGTCTGCCGCTAATTCCCAAGTTGTTCCACCATCAACAGATTCCCAAGTTTGTCCAAAATTATTTCCTATAATCACTAAACCATTGCCAGCCGCAATTTTAGTAAACACTGGAGTTGATCCATCGTATGGTTCAACTTGTACTGATTGCCAACTGTTGCCTTCGTCTCCAGAAGTATAAACAACTCCTGTTTCAGCCACAACAACCCATTGTGCAGAAACATTTTCCCAAGCAACGCCTCGGAATATGTCTGCTCCTATGTTGCTAGATATATCTGACCAGTTTGCTCCATCTTGAGATCTTGCTAAAGTTCCTGTTGAACTAACAGCCATAAAATTGTTTGCACCACCAACGATGCCGTTCCAGTTTGCTGTTGGTACAGCATTGGCTACTGTCCAGTTTGTTGAATCCACTGTTCTTAAACCTCTACCGTTTCCTAATAACACAGTAACGTTTGTAGAAGAAACTCTTCTTGAAGCACCTAGTAAGTATTCTCCACTTAATGGTATTGAAGCAGTTGAATTAGCATACGGTGGTTCACTGAATTGAATTCTTGGTTCGATAAAATATTTTGTTGAAGGATCCAGTTCAGTTGCAATTTTAAATCCACCTAAGAAATGTTGCCATCCAGGTGTATTATCAAATTCTTTTTTAACTGTACAAGTTTTTGTTACTTCGTCAAAAGAATCAATTATAGCATATTGTCCTCTACCAGTACCTTCCCAAATATAAATTCGTTGTCCCACAGTTTGTGCTGATGTGCCTTGGAACTGTTGATTTAATTGAATTGAAGTTGCTGTACCTGTTATTGCAGGTCCTGATTTACTGGTGTAACCAGCACCACCTGCCGGAGTTGAATCTCCAGGGCCTAATATTCTTACTTTGTTTACAGCACCATCTCTTGTGTTATCGTATGTGATTGATGCCGCCGCACCTTCTCCTGATCCTGTAATTGTTATATCTGCTTGAGTGTAATCTTGTCCTGCGTGGTCATAAGCAAACGCAAATATTTCATTTTCATCGTTGTATACAGCATCTACCTGTGCTTCTTGTGTTTGGTTATTGAATTTTGCTGTGATAGGTGTTTCTGTTGGAGTTACTCCTTCAGCAACTGATCCCCAATCTCCATAAGAGTTATTACCGTTGGTTGCTCTAACTTTTCCACCAGCAGTTGCTAGATAACCTATGTGACAGTAGTATGTAAACACAGAAACAAGTTCTGATCTACCTTCTCCGTTAACCCAGAAACCAATACCTTGATCAATTACCTGTGTAAAGTCGTTGGCAACAATTGATTTGTATCCACCATTGTGTAAATCTCCATCCACTTTTAATCCAATACAACCTCTACCAAATGTTGATACGTTTTGTACATAACAAGAACGTGTTGTGATCCAAGCCGAGGCATCTGAAGCACCTGTACCCGGATTTAATGAAACAAAAGAACCACCTGTTGGTCTTCTTGTGCCATACTCGTTGACTGGACCCAATGTGCCAGACAAACCACTTAAAGTCATATTTCTAATACCTGAACCATTGTTTACATGGAACATATCTTGACCTTCGTAACCTGTTGCTGGTCTGATTTCAGTACTTCTTAATTCATCTCCAACCAATGCTGTGTCTCTTGGTACTTTGATCGGAAGTATTTCGTTGTACATTCCTGTTTTAATGAATATTGTTGCTGGTGATCTTTGTCCCAAGTCAGCATTAATAAAATCACAAGCAAATTTAACTGTTTTAAAAGGAGATGCTAATTGTGTACCTCTATCATCTGCATCAACACCTGCTGGTGAAACATAATAAACTTTTGGAGTTACATCAAAGTCTTCCCAGAAAGGAATACTGTTTGAACCTACTTTTAATAATTGACCCGATGTTCCAAGACCAATTCTTAATCTTGTAGAATCATCATTTTGTGTTTTGATATCACCAGGATATTCCAATACGTTTGGTGTGTGACCTTGTGCTAATAATACCCAATAAGGACCAACATTGTCTGATGCAAAGTCTAACGGTGGTTTAGCATCTGATGAATTTGCTTCGTGTTTAAGAATACATTTGTATAAAGTACCTGCTACGGTTACAACATCTCCAGGGAAATAAGTATTTTCTCCTGTAACACCACCAATGCCTACTTCAACCCACGGACCTTTGAAAGCATAACCTTCTACAAGTAATTGCCAAGGAAAAGGTGTATCGGTTCCTTCATCATACACACTTCTTGTTGATGGATCAACCTGTTGATTGTCTTTTACAGCGATGTAAAGATCACCACCTGCTCTAACAACGTCACCTGTTTTGTACGCTAATGGTAATTCGCCTAGATTAGGATCAATATAAGTTGATGACCATTCTCCTTTGAATGTGTAACCTACAATTTGTAATTCCCAAGTGCTTGTGGCATCTGTTACTGCTGGAGTAACACCTATGTTACTTTGTAAAGCAACGTATGTGTAACCTCCGTAAAGTACCACATCTCCTTGTTGATAATATTTTGATTGGTTCCATAAATCTTCATATTCCAATCCTGGCATCCACAGATTATAATTAGTTTCATCCATGATTGTGTCAATAGCCCAATGTCCTGTTGCTACTTGCCACATACCCGGTGACCATCTTACTAATTCACCTGGAGCATATCTTTCACCGAAAGCATAATCGCCTCTGTATCTAATTCCTGTTAATACTGTTTCCCATTGTTGGCTGTTCGCTTCTAGTCCGTCAGTGGAAACGTTTGCTAAACCATTTACAGAAACTGTTGTTATTGCACCATCAGTAACTGTGTTAATTGTGATCACAGCATCATTGTCAGGAGTTGCTCCTCCAATGCTTGTGCCTAAAATTGTGAATGTTTCTAGTGCCACATAGTTAGAACCACCGTTTGTGATCTTAACATAATAAGTTGCTCCAACTTTGAAAACAAAGAATTGAAATCCTGCACCAGCAACTGTTGTAGTAGATGCTACTGTTGGATTAACAAATTTATTTGAAAGTGCTGATCTGTGTCCTGTTTTACATCTATAAACTGTACCACCATAGTACACAATATCATCTGGATAATATAAAGTGTTGTTGATCCAATCTCCTCTGAAATTGTCTGATCTTGAATATTGATCCCAATATGCCGCATTGTATTGTAAACCATCGTCAGCAGAACCAGAAGTGTGTGCTGTGTTACACTTCCAAATTGATCCACCGTAGATTACTGTTTGGTCAACGTTATAAAGAGTATTTGGAGTCCATACACTTGCCCAATCTTCTCCACGAGCAAAGTATACCCATTTCAATTCGTCACCTAATACACCATTGCTGGCAGATGCATTTGAAATATGTCCTTCAATACATTTGTAAATTAAACCACCAACTTTAACTAGTTCACCTACTTTGTAAAAAGTAGAAGGTTGCCAAGCACCTGTCCAACTTTGCCCGTCCATCATTTGTGACCAACGAGGAGTTGAGTTGTTTAAATCATTATAAAAATTTGAATCTGATGTGTGTACTTCGATACAAACAAAAACTTTTGCACCATATCTTAATACATCATCTTTAACATAAAGAGTGTTGGCTGTCCAATCACCTCTCCATCTAAATCTTATCCTATCTATACGAAAATCTGCCATTGATTAATTCCTAACTGTATTTATCGCTCCTAACTTTCATAAGGTTCTACATATCCTGGATATGTATGAGCCTCGTTCACTTTTAATACTAATTCTCCCTCGTTGTTTACATAATAAAATAGGTTTCTACCGTCCCATTTGTACTGTTCGTACACAAGATTTGGATAAACTTTTCTATGTTGTTGATCTCTGCCTTCAAAAAAGTCTTCACCTCTGCTCCAGTTGTTGTAATTTTCGTCAACATTTCCTGGTCTATTCAATTGAACACCATCTTCAAGTTTTAGTAAGTCTGCTTTCACCATGTATAATTCGCCGGCATCAGTTCTACGCAAACCGTAGAAATATCTATTGTTTGCTAGTGTTTTTTGTAACTCGTCTATGCCTACGCCAAATACTTGTGCCATTTAATAACTCACTATGTTATATTAATTGTATTACCCATTAATGCGTGTGCTGTACATTGGTAATATAAAGTGTTTGGAGCATCCATTGGAACTTCAAACACAATATTACCTGATGCCGCACCATTGTTTGTTACACCTGATGTGTACGCCGCTCCACCATTAGAAACTCTAATTTGGAATGGGTGACTACCACCAGATAAATTTTCAAATATGTATGTGTGTCCTCTTGACAAATACAGTACTGGATCGTTAGTAGTTACAGGAAATCCTGGTCCTGAGAAAGTGTAATCACTTGAACCATTAGCACCTAATCTCCAAGTTAATACTGGACCATTCTTCTGTTCCCAACGTGTTCCATTGAAATATAAAACATTTCCTTGTGAAGGTGCTACAGAAACACCGTTGCTTGCCGCACTTGAGAAAAGGTGAGCAGATGTGTCTGGAGATATACCAACATTCACTGTGATCGAATTTGATGTTGTTGATGTAATCGCTATCGGCGTGTTGTACGCTGGATCAGTTACTCTTGGATACGAGTGAACCGTAGCATGATTATCTGTTGCACAGGTAAACACTATACTTCCGCCTTTGATGATTACTTTTTGTCCAACTATTAATGAGTGCGTACCAATTGTCATTGTTAACACACCTGTTGCACCTGAATAAGTTGCACCAGTAACAGTGAATTTTTGTAATGCTAAATCAACGTCAGACAGTTCATTTAGAATTGTTGCACCTGTTGTGGCAGTTGAAAATTCTAATCCTGTTCCTGCTGAATTAACTTTTACAAATCTATTTGCCGCACCTGTGTAACTTGAAGGTGTGTCAGTTAGTGCTGTTAATGTTGTTGCGATAGTTGGTTTATTGTTTAAGTTGTTGTAGTTCAAATAGTATGTGCTGTCTAAACCATCTAATGTGTCTGCGTCTGATCCACCAGCACCTGAAGTTGCATCAGTGCCTGGTACCCAGTTTGTACCGTTCCATTTTAAAACGTTACCTGCTACCGGCGCCGAAGTTGTTGTGTCAACATCTGATAGTGCGTCTATTGAAAATGCTGAAACAATTGTTAAACCGTCTGATGTACCATTTACTCTTAAAAAACCGCCTGCTAATCCACCGTAATCTGATGGAGTATCTGTAAGATCAGTAAATGTTGAGGCTCCATCGCCGCCGCCACCTTGAGCGGCAACGTTTCCTGGTTTCCATTTTTGAGCGCCAGCATCATAAATTAATGCTTGACCGTTTGTAGGAGTTGCTGAAGATGTATCAACGTCAGCAAACATATCGATAGATTTATTCTCATCTGCAAGTTTTACCCAAGCACCTGAGTGAGCGTAGTAGGAGGCATTCTCACCATGTACATGAGCAAACATTCCATGATACGTTGCCGCATCTGGTAATTCTGCTAGAGTGTTGTATAAAAATGTAATTTTGTTTGCACCTGTGGCTGTGATCAAATTGTTATTAACAATGGTCAGTGCTGTGCCGTTACCAAGTGCAGTGTATAATTCACCGAAGTTGGCATTTATTTTTCCACCGGCGTCCCTTAACGAGTCACCTTGACCGTCATTTGGGATAATACCAGTGTTTATCAGTTGTCGTGTCATTCGTTTTTCCTCCTACTTTATCCTCTATCGAATGTTATTTCATTACTATCCATTAAGTAATTTGTTTTATCTAATGTGAATATTGTTGCTTCTCTAATTAAGTTTTCATCAGTTTGTGGATAAGTTATTACACCATCACCCACGTTACTGTTAATTCTTACAACTAATTCACCGTCGCTGTTTATGTAATAATTTAAATTTACATCGTCCCATCTAAATTGTTCGTACCTTAAATTTTTAAAAGGTTTAGCATGATTTAAATCTCTACCTTCAAAAAAATCGTAGCCTTGATCAAAATCTTTAAAGTTATCATCAATGTTTCCTGGATTGTTTATTGATACAGGATCGTTTGCTGATAGTTGGTCCACTTTACCAATGTATAAATCTCCTTCGTCGGTTCTTCTCAAACCGTAAAAGTATCTATCTTTGATACCATTTTGAAGATATACTGATGTATCCTGACCAACTGTGTTTGACATCTTATGTTATCTCCACGTAACTCAACACACAATCTAATGAGTCGTTGATGTTTGCTTGAACGTTTAATGAGTTTTGACTTGCCACAATTAATTTTTCTCCAGAGTTTAAAACCCTTAAAGAAGAATTAGGAGCAATCAAAACATCTTTCACAATAAAACCTGTAACCGAATCTGGAGTTGCTGTCAATGTAACACTGGCTTGTACAACTGATTCTGTCAAGTTTGCTAAAACCATTCCGATGATAGTTGTGTAAGATCCTACCTCTGCTTCATAAACAGGAGTGGTTATAGTTCCTATATTTTTTGTTACAGAGTTTCTAAAATTCGTTGCCATATTTTTCCTATCCTAATGCCAGTGCATATTCCACTGCAATTTCTGTTGCATCAATAATACTAACAGCACCCGACGAACCTGCGATAGATCCCCATTGGATACCATCATAAAGTTCAACACGTTGATCTGCGGTGTTGTAACGTATCATACCTGTTATCGGTGTTACTGGTCTATTTGCTGTTGTTCCAACCGGAAGTACAAATCCACCAGAATCTGACACATCAATATATCCTGTTCCTGTGGTTTTAAACACAATCGGAGCAGATATAATATTAGTTATCGCATTTCCTTCAAATTTGAAGTCTTCAATCCTGATACTACCATTTCCTTGAGCATTTAGGATCAAATCTTGGTCAACACCAGTGGTTGTCAGTGTATTTCCAGTGATTTGAATGTCGTCTACAAGTAAACTTGTGACATCAAATCTAGTAGGATTCACATTTGCTACCAAAACTCCACCAGCATAAAATCTAATTGTGTCATCATTAGCACCTGGTGTCAATTCTGCTGTGATGTATGTGTCTCGATCTAAATCATAAACACCCGTTAATGCAATCCAGTTTGTTCCGTTGTATCCTTCAAACACAGAATCGTCTGTGTTATATCTCATCATACCTGCTGATGGAGAGCCTGGTCTTTCAGCAGTTGTTCCTGTTGGAATTTTTAATGATCCTGTACCAGTTACTTTGAAAACTCCTGATGCAGGATTTACTATAAAATCGCCTGTGTTATTAGACATTGTGTCACCTGACACAGTAAAGTTTTCAAATTTTACAGAACCTGT